AAGATAGTTCTTTATGGTGGGTTATTTCAATTGCTAATACTGACAAAGTAAACCAAAGTACATTAGTAATTCCTGAAGGAATCCAAATAAGAATTCCTTCAACTTATGCAAATGTTGTAAGAGATTTTAACATATTAAACGCCTAAAATATGGGTAATATAATAGGAGAAGGTTTTGATTCAAAAATAATAGACCAAATAAAAGTTCGTCAAAAAATCTACGGTTCTAAAAACAGAACCAATGAACAATTATCTTATTTAAATGCTAGAACAGGTTGGTGTAAATTGGTTTCTTCTGTTGATATTGAAAATGCCAATGATCCTAATCTTAGAGGTATAAAAGTACAACCGGGAGCTAATTCATATGAATTTGCTTCTCAATTTGTATTGTTTAATGGAACTTCAAAAAATAATATTACTTTAGATAATGATAAAAACTTTGTAAGAAGTGAAATAGTACAAAGATCCGGTGTGTGGCCTGGAAATAATGAAACCTATAATGATTATGCTTATGGTGTAGGAGGTACATCATTTGGTCTAAGACCAATGCCCGGTATTATTCAAGCTACTACTAAAAATGAAAATCGAGGTTCCTTAAGAACATCTGAAATTGTTATTAAAGCTCATAGTAAAGAACAATTTGATATAATTGATTTATTATATCTTCGATTAGGATTTACTATGTTACTAGAATGGGGTAATAGTTCTTATTTTGATAATAGTGAAAACTATATTAAAGATAATACTTATAGCTTAGCAAATGATTTCCTTTTAGGAAAAATAAAATACGAAAATTTTCCTCAAAAAATTAGAGATAAAATATTAGCATCTAACGGTAATTATGATGCTGTTATAGGTAAAGTAGTTAATTTTTCTTGGAATTTTGATAGAGATGGAACTTATAATATAACTCTTAAATTACGTAGTATGGGAGACGTAATTGAATCTCTAACAACTAATGTTGTCCTTCCAAAAAAATTCTCAAAAAAAGACCACCCCCTTATTTATAAAAACGAAGAAACACCAAAAGCATATAATCCACAAGACTCATCATATGCCTTTACTTATACAGCACCCGATGAAAAAGATGAATCCCAATTATTTATTAAATCTCAAGCTAATGTTCATTCATTAGGAGCCTACTTATTTAAACAACAACAAAACATAGATGATCCTGTATTAGTCCCTTTATCTAGATCAGATGGATCTTCAACTCTTCCTTTAAATATACCAAAATACACGGGATATGATGATACTTCAACTCATGTATCTTTTTTAAAACAAGAATACGAAGGAGGAGTAGCAGGAAATCAATATTATATTAAGTTAGCAACTTTATTGGGTTGGATCCAGGAAAATATAATTCCTTACATAGATGATCCTGAGGTAAAAATGTTAAAAATAAATAATAGAGTAAAAGATAATATTATTTATTTACAAGACAGACAATTAAGTACTGATCCTCGTGTCTTAATTTTTAAATCCCAATTTAATTTTAAGGATGGAAGTGGAGATACAGTAACATTTGCTCAAAAAGGAGATAATTTTTTTGTTACTGAACCCGAAGGATTGAAATATAAATATGGTTATATAATGAATTCATATTTTAATATGACCTATGTCCTACAAAAAATGCAGAGTTTAATTAATTCATCCACAGGTAAAGTTGCATTATTAGATTTTTTAAATTCATTAGCATATGGTTGGAATCAATCAACAGGATATTTCAATGAACTAGAATTTATTGTATATGATGACGTTGAAATAAGAATAATTGACAAAACCTCAGTACCTGAAAAGGAATCATTTTTAAAAAACAATAATTTAGCTGAATTTGATGTATATGGTTATTATGATATAGATAGTGATACACCACATAGTGGATTTATCCGGGATATAAATTTTACCACTACAGTATCCCCTAATTTAGCTACTATGTTAACTATAGGAGCTCAATCAAATGGATATATTGTTGGTCAAGATGCTACCGCATTATCTCGAATGAACAGTGGATTAAAAGATAGATTTAAACCAACTATCTATGCTTCAACTGCCCAGAAAAACCAAGAATACACAGCTGAGTCTTTACAAGAAGAATACCAAGAACAAATTAATGCATTTAATACATACTTAAGAGAATTAGGATCTGTAAATGGAAGTACACCAAAATGGAATACAACAGCCATTGATGCTTGGAACAGTGCTGCTCGTACGTTTTATGAATATGATCAAGCATCACAAACTATAGGAGAAACCAAAATAAACAAATTTGCTGCTTCCCCAAATAATGGATTTTTACCCTTTGATTTATCCATAACAATGGATGGACTTTCAGGTATGAAAATATACCAAAAATTTATTATTGATACTAGATATTTACCATCCAATTATCCAAAATCATTAGAATTTATTATTAAAGGTATCAGCCATAGTATCTCAGGAAATGAATGGGTAACTCAAATTGAATCCTTAGCTATTCCTAAAAACCCATATGGTTCAATCCCAGGAAAAAATGCTGTGGAAAAAGCAACCCAAACCAATAAAAGTAAATCTACAAATCCAACAACAGTAGGACCTACACCGAACGCTGATAGATTAAGAGCAATTTTAAAAAGTTTAGGGTACCGTGAAAAAGGAAAACAAATATCTGATGCTGGAGATATAACATCTGGTTTAGTAGACTATGCTGCTTCAGTATTTAAAGAAATTAAAAAACAACTTCCATTGGTAACAGTAACAGTAACTGGAGGTAATGATAAAACCCACAAATCGAAATCTCCTAACTCATCCCACACTACTGGAAATGGATTGGATTTTACAATTTCACCATTTACTTCCCCAACATCAATTTCAAATCCTACTGGAAATAATAGAGATGTAGTTGATAAAATATTAGGTGGATTTGCTGCTGGTAATCAAAATAAAGCTGTTAGTTTTATTAATGAGTACGATTACCCATCCAAAAATTCAACAGCAGGTCATTTCCATATCAGAATAGGTGGAATTGAAAGTAACAGAATATACACATTTATAGCTCAAGCAAATAAAGGAAAATTAAAAACATACCTTATAACCCCAACAGCATAAAAATGTATTACCCAAAATCCCAAATTAAAACCAATTTATATACTAATGGGGATGAATATGTTATTGAATCAACACAATCCTCCTATATAGGATATTATTACTTAACAAGTACAGGAGTAGCATATACTGGAAGAACACCTGATGATAGACCAAACCAAAAACTAATTAAAATAGAATCAATATCTAATGATGTAGACACACCCCCAATAAATATAAACACAACTTCTACTATTCTTTCTTCTGATAACCCAGAAGCATTAGATGGAGTAACTTTTTCTAATTATACATCGGTTCTGAATTATGCTCAATTAAAGAACATAAACACATACAATCCTCCAACACAATTCCTTCCATACTACTCACCCAACCCCCCAATCCAACAAGATTACCAAAACGGAGAATTTCAAAGATATTTTTGTAAAAAAACAAACGAAATACAATATATCGAAATTAATCTAGATCAATTTAGTAAATTAGTAGCTAAAGATCCACAAATTGAATTTTCATTGTACCAACCATTTACTATAACATGGATATTAACAGGTACTGAAGAAAATGTAGCTAAAACAAATCGAAATATAGTTGAATTAGCATCTAAAAGACAAAAATTACCTAGATTTGCTGATTATCTTAAATTTAATTATACTAAATATTTTAAATAATTTGGCAATCTTAAATTTCCTTCATATATTTATAACAAATAATAAAAACAATGAAAGATATTATTCGAATGAATCAATTAGCAGGCATTATTACTGAAGGCCAAGCTAAAAAAATGATGGCTATTTTAAATGAAGAAGAATCTAATGATGTTTTAACTCAAGAAGATTTTGATATTTTAAGAACTAAAGGATTTTCAATCTATTTTGCATCACCTGAACATAATTTGTTTTGGATTGAAAGGAAATACATGTCACCAAAAGCTGATTTTAGGTATCTAAATAATCTATTAAATAAGAAAAATATTCCTTTTGAGATTGAAATGTTTAGCACCGATGGTAGAGGTGCTAAACAAAAAATGGTATGGATAGATACAAAATATACTAATGCTTCAAGGGAAGATAATTCAAGAGAAATATAATAAATAATTTAAAAATCTCCACACTCTTAAAATTAAGGCTTGGGTAACCAAGCCTTTTTTATTATATTATATATCAATAAAAAGGTTATGAAACAATGTTTTGGCTCATAGAAACTAAAGATCAAATTGATTATTTAATTGATAAAAAATACAAAGAAGTATTTGTAGAAATTATCCCATATCATGATAACATACATCCGGCTTTAAACGATGTGTCTTTAGTGTATATTAGACCGTTTAGTGATACTAAAGGTTATATGTTATGTATTGACCATAACGAGGTTGATTCGCTTGATAAAACGTGTGTAGACACATTATTACAAAATATAGATGTGGTATGGGTACGGGATAAAAAAACATCATTATATTACTTTCCAATTAAAGCATTGCATGACCTGTCCCAACTTATTCCTCCGTATATACAAGAATCACCAAAAGCATTCAATTATTTCTATTCAAAATATCCGGATTACTCAAAAATCAATAAAGTAATACCTGTTGCCAAACATTATGAAAAATGTGAACACATTTATAATTATATTCGTAGTGTTTTACCTAATGAATTACCCACTTGGTTTGATTTTTACAACAATAAGGTAGTATTAGCTTTTTTTGGTATTGAAAAAAACGGTATTAAAATTAATAAATATGAATTTGATAAACACTATGAACTTAATCATGAAATATATTCAATCCAAGATGATAGGATATACACCCACTATAACTTGGCTACAACAACACGTAGACCAAGTAACTCTTTTAATAATGTTAACTTCGCAGCCCTAAATAAAGATAACGGTGCTAGAAAAAGTTTTGTATCGGATTATGGGTTTATTGAATTTGATATTAGTGCCTATCATCCTAACATTGTTAGTCGTTTAATAGGATATGATTTTAATAATAAAGATATTCATCAAGAATTTGCTAATATTTACCAAACCAGTTATCGAGAGGCAAAGGAAATTACCTTTAAACAATTATATGGGGGAGTATTTAAAGAGTATGAACATCTAGAATTTTTCCAAAAAGTAAAACAATTTATTGACAATAACTGGAAAGAATTTAATAACTCCGGTCAAGTTATTGTACCAATTTCGGGTTATTGTTTTGAGAAGGATAAACTGGAGAATATGAATCCACAAAAACTACTGAATTACTTTATTCAAAATGTAGAATCAGCATTAAATACTAAAATATTAATGGATATACATAAGCTACTACGAGGACGGGAAACAAAAATTGTGCTTTACACTTACGATAGTTTCCTTTTTCAAATAGGGAAAGGGGAAGAGGAAATTGAACATGAAATAAACAATATATTTAAAAAATACAAATTATTAACAAAAACTAGTTATGGAAAAACATACGACTTTAAATAATCCCGAATATATGTATAACGGATACGATTATGATCCTACAAATACATACGACGTGAATAATAGGCTATTTGCTACTTTTACAGATTTAGATACTCTGGATGATTTAATAGAAAACATTACTAAATCATATTCAATCATGTATAAAAAGATGTTTGTCTTGTATGTAAAGAGTACAGATGAGTATGTTGTTACTTACAATGTTGAACAGGGTAATATAAATACAATTCCAGAAAATACTATTTTGGTACATAGGAAGAAAGATTTTAATACTTTGTATACCATAAATGCATTAAACGATTTAATTAAAAAATTAAATGGTGGTGTTGTTGATCCTTCTTATCGTATAAATTGGCAACATTATAAAAATTGTATTTTGTTAACCAACCACAATGAGTTGAAA